TCCAACACCACAACTATCGACTATTAATGCAAATCGCATATAACTCCTGTTAATTTGTTAATGTTCATACTAGTATTGCCAGGCACATATGTTGGGCGGAATGATGAACTTACTATCCTAGTACGTTTTGCTAATTCATGCATAGTCTTTGTATGAGTGCCCACATTATAAACGCCGTAACAATTTTTTTCTACAAGTTTTATTATCAATGAAGCTATTAAATCGACATAGTCAAAATTACCAATTTGATCAATCCAAGCTGATTCGTATGGAAATGGAGTCGGCTTATGTGTACATCTAATAATTAAATAATCATTACTTTTTAACTGTACATAGCCGTCTGCTAATAGCTTTGTATACCCATACCAATTATTACAATGAACTGGCACTGAATCTTCCGTTGCATTTGTGTCAGAATTTGAATATATATAATCTGTTGATATATGAACTAATTTAGTATTAGTCGTATTACAATATTCTACTAAATCTGATACGAATTTATAATTTACGTCCCAATTAGGTTGTCGATCTGTATCATATGTATTTGTATGTGCTATGCAGTTAATAATTACATCTGACTCAGGTATATTGATATCTTTAATATCAAAATTCGTCTGTCGCCGAGAATATAACATCCAGTTCGATCGTTGATTTTGTAATTCTGATCCTAATAAGCCGTCACCTAAAATTGAAATATTCTTCATCTTTTTGACTCCATTGATAACTATAATTGTCGTGCAAAAAATTCTTTAATTTTATCACAAACATAATCTACATCTTCAATTGTCATTCCATGGTGAGCTCCTAACAAAAAACCGTTTTTCATAATAATATCTGAGTTAGTAAACTCTTGCAAATATTCTCTATAAACTGGGTGACGTGTTACATTACCAGCAAATGTTACTCTAGTTTGAATATTATTTTCTTCAAGGAATGTAAGGAGTTCAAATCTTTTTTCAGTTTGTAAAGGAATAGCTAACCAATTAGGTTTAAGACTATCATTAGGAAGAACTAAATCTCCTACACCTTGTAAATTTTCTAAGTATCTTTCAAAATTTTCTCTACGAATTTTAGAGAATTTTTCAAATCTTTTTAGTTGAACAAGGCCAAAAGCAGCATTCATTTCACAAGCTTTCATGTGGTACCCTAACACACTATATAAAAATTTATGATCATAAGGAATTCCATCTACTTTGTGGTTAAAACGATCATCCATTATTTCAGAATCATCTCCTATACGCCCCCAATCTCTGTATTGGAGGCAACGTGTGACATGTTTTTTATCGTTAAACATTACCATACCTCCAACTCCACCAGCTGTGATAACATGAGAAGCATAAAAACTAGTAGTAGACACATCAGTACATTCTGTATGAGTGATAGTATCTGCTGAGTCTTCTATCAATAACACATCGTGTCTGTTATGGTTATCTAATTCAAATCTGAGGGATTCCCAGTCTGGTTTGTTGCCTATTAAGTTAGGGAGCATTATAGCTCTTACATCCTTGTCTAGAACTTCCATTATATCTTCTACTTTAGCACAATATGAAGTAGGATCGACATCAACAAATACAGGAATGTATCCTAATTGAATAATAGGAGCTAGTGTTGTTGAAAAAGTACAAGCAGGAGTTATAATTTTACTTCCTTTAGGAAGATCAAGGGATGCTATTGCTAATAAACATGCAGAACTTCCGGAGTTGACAAATACTCCATATTTCTTACCAAATCTTTTTGCAATTTCTTTTTCGAACTTAACCGATCTAGGACCTTGTCCTCCTAACCAACCAGATTTTAATGATTCTTCAACTGCTTTTATTTCCTCATTGCCATAAGATTCAAACTTATAAGGAGCGTACCATATTTTTTTCATTATTCTATCCCGTCCAACTGTTTAAATATGTTATACACATTCATTGCTAATGTCTGTGGATCCATTGCCTCAATATACTTAGCACGTGCGTTGTTAATAATATAAGAATATTGCTCCTGATTTCCTAATATTTCTTCAATTTTTTCGTTCAGGTCACTAAAATCATGTTTACATGGAATATACGTTTCGTTAGGTACAAACACATTTGGATTAGTATCTACGTAACTCATATCTGGCTTAATAAGCACTGATCCGAACATCGCTGCTTCTAAATCTCTAGGAGCCATTTCGCCATATCCGAACGGAGCTACTATAAGCTTCGAATCATACATTCGTTGAAAGTATTCCTGTTGTGATACGCGTTCGCCGTTTTCTAATTTAGCAACTAGTCTAGACGATTGATTAAGTTGATCTATACAATTAGTACGAAACTTATCATATGGCGTGGTCTGGTCAATTCCATGTTCATAATTAATTTGCTTGGATGGATATTGAAACATAGCTGACACATCGTATTTACGTGGTCTATCAATTTGTTGCCATTGTACATTGATACCAGCCCAATGAGTAGATAACCAATTCGTACCACTTAATACTATACGATCTGAATAGTCGTCGAAATCTTCTAATTTATAATCGCCCGGTCCCCAATAATATCGTCCTAGTTGTGAGCCTTGTTTATATAACGATCGATTCTTCAACAGACTATTCTTTAATAGAAGCAATGCATTAGACTCTTTAAATACTTCGTACGAGCCAAGTAATGATGTAGAATCTTGCCCATCTAACAACATATAGTCGCCGGTAATTTTAGACAAAAATTCTAACCCATCGTTTACAGACTGACCTAATGATACTTTCTTATTAAGAAAACTAGCTTGAGCTATCCATGCATAATCATACGAATCACCCTGCGTAAATTCTATCCCAATATCACGTAATACGTGTTGAGCGGCTATATATGGCCGAAACGCACACTCATTACGATGTTTATCTAATTCATATAATTTGATCTTAATCATATCGTATCATAAAATGCATTTTGATGTTCTTGACGTTTAATATCTTTGATATGAATTAGACAAAATTCATCATTTGCAGGTAATTTAGCCTCTGTCTTGTATCCTGTAAGTACTTCATGGACTTTATTTTTCCATTTAATTCTTTTCACGTTCTTCATGATACGACATTGATAGTCTGGAAAATTAACTCTTCCATCGCGATCGACATTCCATTTCCAAGCGTTAATATGCTCTTGAGTAAGCCCATTTACTTTATTAATTCTAGGTACCCAGAATATATCAACTGAATTGTTCATATTAATGGTAGGCTCAATCATGTCCATTAAATATTCATCTGGATATTCGTCGGCATCAATTTGGAATATGTAATCCCCCGAACAATTATCTTTAAGGTTGTTTTTAAATGAAGCAAAATCTTTGTTTAAAGGGAACTCAGTTACTTTAAATCCTACAGAATAATAAGTAGAATATTCTTGTAGTACTTGATACACGTTAGGTGTAGTATTTCCTTTATCACATTGAACTACAATCTCATCTTGATCACGTTTATGTTTAAATAGGTATTTTAGAAGATGCTCTAATTCCATCCATTCATTACATACCGGAATCGCGTAACTGATCTTTATACTCATTATAACCTTTTTCTACGATATCATATAGTTCGTTTAATGCCGTCTCAAAGTCTAACTTATCATATTGATTAGCATTTTCGACATCCAACTTAGACGTATAGTATTCGCCTGGGCGTCCTGGAATAGGATATCTTTCCTTCTCTTCATCTGGAACAGATATAACTGCCGCAACTTCCCATTTCAGTGATGATACATCAGCACCGGTACAGTACAACATTGCATTAGGCATTTGCATAAACGCAGGAAACCAAACTAATCCACGTTCTTCATCATCTATACGAGATTTGCGCATTAGTTCCGTACAGTTCTCCTCAAATGCTTGCACTAAATCTGACCCAATTTTCATATGGTCTGACGTTGTCCAACCTGACTCCATACACATATACGATGTAGTATTAGTTTCTGGATCCGATTCTTCCATAACACAAAAGTTACCTGTTATCGGCGAAGTGCTATCATAATCTGCTTTTAAATCTTTCATGCTTCTACCTTATTAAGTTTTGGTAATTTTAACTTAGGGGTACTAGAATTAGACGATTTTTTAAGTTTTGGCAATTGCAATGATACTTCTTTAGGCACTGAGTCTATACCTTTATCAACTATTGCACATAATTTGCTAGCCATTATATCTCGTGTAAATTCTTTACGGCTAATCTTAAACTGTTCTTTAGCTGCCTTCATGTAATTTTTATAGTTGTCAACACAATCTTTAAGAACTTTAGATGCATATTGATAGTTTACAGTAAACCAATTTGAACCTTCAAGTATAAATTGATCGGCTGCCGATTTATGTACTTTAGTAAGTTCGCCCGGTAACATATGACTCACACGTAAGAAATCTTTATGGCCGGAGTGGTCAGAGGCAATTACTGGCTTACCACTAAATGTAAATTCCAATAACGGACGTCCGAATCCTTCACCTTTAGTAAATGATATCATTGCCTTTACCTTTGAATGGTTATATAATGAATTCATTTCTTCATCCGTTAAGTCGCCATGTATCAAATAGATGTTAGGAGCCTTATCGCCGTACGGTTCTAAAATCTCTTGTATTTTACGGAAAATTTCATCTCGGTCCATTATACTAAACGTTGCATGGCTAGTTTTTAAGATCAAACCAGGTTTATTCTGTTTTGCTTTATTTTTAAATGTTTCGCAAAATGTCTTAATCATCATAGCAACATCTTTACGATCATGACCAGGGGCTCCTTTTAACCAATGACCAACAAATAAAAAGTTAAATGATGAAGGTATTTTGCTCAAATATGCATCAACCGACTCATGAATTTCGGCTCGTTTTAGTTTTTTATAAATCGAATGGTCTGCTCCTTCTGCTAATACTTCGATAGGCGTAGTTAGACGAATATCGCCAATTTTTTGATTAGTCTTCTTATCTAACTTATCATATGATACTTTTTGCAAGCTCTCTTTCGTATACTCTGAAGTGGCGATAATCAAATCCATTTTATTGCAGCCTTCGATAAATTCGCCAGGCGGCTGATCTGTCTCAACGCCGGCTGTAATACCGATGTTGTATTTTCCATGCGCCTGAAATTCATTTGCGACAGATACTTGAATAAATACATCTGGCTTACGCGATATATTTTGCTTAGCAATACGACTAGAAATACGCTGATGTTCTTCGTTATCTGCTTTGAGTGCATCCATAGGAGTGTTTCCCCATGGCAATGAAATTATATCAACTTCATACTTATCCGAATCAATTAAGCTTATACATAAGTCCCTCATATGATTGCCATATCCGGACCTAGTGGCCACCGGACCCATTACTACTATATATGGTTTCATAATACTCCTATTTTTTCAAATTCATAACTTTGTTTTAATGGCACTGAATACATCGTGAATTTTTCTTTCGGTGTCCAATTATCTAAACATGTATTAATACATTCTATAAATCGCTCAGACATCTTTCTAGCCGAATAATTTGATTCATCACCAATTGCCCATTCATGTCCAGCTTCGCCCATCTCAGCACGCTCTTGTGGTGTTAACTCATACCAATATTCAATTGCATCCGCAACATCCTTGTAGTCAACTCTATCATCAAATATATACGGCGTCGGTGGTGAGCCCTGTAATGATCTGTTTGTCGGAAATACTGGTTTAGCCCACTCTGCATGCTTTTTATATCTTCCATTATGATTAGATGGAAACTCTGTATCGAATTCTATCCAATTCCCTTCTTCATCTTCGAAACGACATCCATCTTGAAGACCGCCCGTTACATTATTAATAATCGGCGTGCCGGCCATTAACGATTCTGCGTGAGATAAACCAAAGCCTTCATTAGATGCAATATTAGCAGTTACATCGGCCATATTGTACAAGAAGTTTAATTGCTTTCTATCTATATGCCCATCAGTGAAGAAAACTTTTCTATTAGGTGCAACTGTATTTGCGACAGCATATAAATCTGTACCATTTTGATCTACTGGCTGAGTATGCATTAGTAAACATGTACGGTCTGCCTTTTCTTTTGGTAATCGATTGCAAAACTCACTAAACGCTAACACTAAATCCCCTGGTTGCTTACGTCGAATGTTCCTATTGTTCCAGAACACAATAAAGTCTACGTCATGAGTTTTCTTAAAATCATCACTAAACTTTTTATACTCATTCCAATCTTTATCCAATTCGTTAATAATACGGAAATCATTTTCATTAATACCATGCGATACCCATTGCACTGCCCAATCTGGTTTAGGATACTTTTTAAGAACATTTTTTACAATGTTTTGAGTCTGACGTGAAATGTTCATGATCAAATCACATGACTCGTAAAATGGTTCGTTCCAATGCGGATATGGCAAATCATCCCAAATATTATAATACATAAGGGGGATGTGCTGACGAAGCGAATGTTCAAGTTGATATAACCAACCCCAGAACCTAGGATCTGTAAAGTGCAATATTGCATCCGGCTTTTCAATATTCATTACTTGCTGCAATATCTGTGCATTACCGTACCCTGATACAGGATATAACTTTAAATATGCATCATTAATACCAGTCTCTTTTGCAACGCTTTGGGACAAATCCATAATTTTGCCCTCTTCTGGATGCTTTACTGCTGCACTAATCTGTACCCAGTCATACTCTTTAAGAGTGCCCATTACAAATTCACGTGACATTGTTGCAATACCAGAATGCATGCGCAAGTCATCTGATAACAATAAAATCTTTTTCTTTTTTGGTTTGTTAGGATCAATCTTCCTAAGCTTAGGTAACTGTAACTGTTCCATTAAATCTCCGTATAACCGTTCTTTTTCTTTATTATAAATATGATTTAGGTGATAATAACCACCTTTTTTCCAAGCCGTTTTGCTGCTTGAATTGCACTTTTTGTGCCGTTAGTAACATCGCCTTCCGCAAATGCAATCATTACATCACAATCTTTAGCCAGTAGCATATTACGATGATGAAATTGAGACACGTGATACGGCTTATTGTAATAATCTTCTGACATAGCACTGTATAGATTTCTCGGTGTATGTGCTGGATTAAACTCTTTATACGTAACACCAAACTCTATTGCATACTTTTTTATATACCGATCAGCTCCATCTTTTGCCCCACCGGAAATAATTATCAATTCATCGCCAAACTTCCGTTTAGAATTAGTAATCGTGTCTCGTATTTTTCTAGGCTTTTCATAGTGCCTAGATCCAATCATCGCGATTTTCATTCTTTGATCCTTTTAGCAACAGGGCAAAGATCTTCACGATCTGCAAATTCACAGTATTTGCAATTTTTCTTATTCTTGCCGGCAACCGCTGGATATGTTTTATTAACGTTGTAATTTCCATCTTTATCAAAACTTGAACCAATCCAATTGTTCAATGAACTCTTAAGTTTGTTTCTTGTAGGCTTACCGCTCGCCGGCACAAATTCTTGCACACGTTTCTGTGGAAACATCGCTCCTTCAATTAACTTACGCTTAACAATTAAATATAGTATATCAATTTTATCTACATCAAACCCAAATTGCTGAGCAAAGTATTCTTTATATAAAACTAACTGCGACGCCTTTAGTTTATCAGCCTTTTGATACTTATTCCATCCTTGTGTACTTGTCTTAATATCGATAATCTTAATACGATCCGTACGCTTATCTCGTATGACAATATCTAGAAACCCCATCATCATAACAGAACTATTATCATCATCTGCCTGGTGGTAAATTGGAACTTCGATACCTACCAACTCTTCATGCCTAGCAGAAAAATATTTTGATCTATTCTTTTTAAGATAATCTAGAATGAGTACACCGTCATTATAAAACTCATTAAGTTCAAACTTATTCGAAAAATGTTCGCCCATCTCCTTCACGGCATGTGCATATGCATCTGCCATCTTGTTGAGGAGCATGCCATTGACATCGAGTTCATCAGCCTTTTTTGCCGATTGTTCATACATTACCGTCAAATATTCTTGAAGCGTCTCATGAAATGCCGTACCGAATAGTGTATGAATACTCTGCCTAAACTCTCGTAAATTTTGTACATATGCCAATTCCCATTGTTTAGGACATTTGCTATACATTGAAAATTGAGAGTATGATATCTTACGTTCGCCGTTAGGTTCTCGTATATTAAACTTAATTAAACTATGCATACTCTAAATATAAGAAATAATGATTATTTATCCAAATCTTTTATACGAGATATTTCACGTTCTAAATACCAAAGTGCCTTTTCTAGATCTTCTAGCGTCTTGTTAGGATCTTTTTTGCCGGCTCGTGAAATGTATTTAACTGTATTTCCTAATGCGAAATTTAATCCCCAAGCTTCAATAACTTTTATAGCTTCGTAAATATTATCTTCGCCGCCATAATGATCGGGGTGATGTACAGTTTCTGAAAGTTCTACTTTGTTTTTTGTTTCTCGTATAAATTTGCTTATAGCCATTTCTTTATCTCTTTGTCCGTTTTACCATATTTACGTAAGATCTCTCTGAGAGGCTCGGCATCTGACGTTAACCATATTTCTAGATAATCAGTAGCTTCTTGTTTTGATATCTGAAAGTGATTTGCTATCAGTGTCAATAACTCCTTGTCAAATTTAACAGATGCCTTACCTTTAATATATTTTGCAAAATAACGCTTTGCTGGCAAAACGTCATAATATAACTGATATACATGCTTTGTCGATAATGGGCCTATAGTAAACCTCTGCAATGCATCCACAACCTCAATTAGATCGTATTGCATCGATAGCCATCTGTTAATTAAATATGGCGAAAAAGATTTTTGATCTGCTTCTGTCAGTGAATTCCATTCATCTTTTTTATGACTAATGCCGGCGAGATGATCAAATATAGTTTTCGGTTTCTTAGTCATTACTTAGGCATAAACTCTTCATTAATATGGCCGCAGTCATCACATCTAAAAGTAGGCACTGGCATAATCTGTTCTTTACCAGTCGGAGAAAGAAGTGCAGGCACGCGTTTAAATGACTGAACTTCTTTAAAGAATCGTCCTCCGCATGACTCACATATGATATCGATTAAATCTTCTGCACGTAACGGTTTCATGCCACGTGCCTGCATTGCTCTTTCTTTTTTATCCATTATATTTCCTAATATATAATCTTTTTATCAACTTACATACCATATGCAGGCTGTTCTTTTTCTTCTTTTGGTATTTCTACTACTGCACACTCAGTCATCAACACAAGTGATGCTATTGAAGCGGCATTTTGTAACGCTACACGTGTCACTTTCTTAGGATCTATAACTCCCGTCTCGATCAAGTCTTCGTATTTTCCTGTTTGAGCATTATATCCTAATCCTGACTCTAATACATCCCGTACTACCACAGAGCCGTCAACACCCGAATTGTAACAAATTTGGCGAATAGGCTCTTCGACTGCTCGTCGTACAATATCAATACCATATTTAATATCTTGATTGGAATCTTTTCCTAAATCTTTTTGTTTATTTGCAGCGTGTAGTAGTGCAGTGCCTCCGCCAGGTACAATACCTTCGGCAATTGCTGCTCTTGTAGCATGTAATGCGTCATCAACACGATCTTTCTTTTCCTTCATCTCTACCTCCGTGGCTGCGCCGATTGATAATACTGCCACGCCACCTACTAATTTAGCTAATCGTTCTTGGAGTTTTTCTGTCTCATAGTCTGATTTACTAGAATCAATCTGCACCTTAATACTATCAATACGATCACTCACATCGGCTTCTTCGCCAAATCCATTAACAATCGTTGTCGCATCTTTAGATACCGTAATTTTTTCTGCCAATCCTAAATCTTCAATTGTTGCTTGATCTAAGGTCTTGCCTATCTCCTGCGAAATTACTGTTCCGCCTGTTATTGCAGCAATATCTCGTAACATTTCTTTACGTGCATCGCCAAATCCTGGAGCTTTAACAGCTACAATTTTAAATCCAGCACGTACTTTATTAACTACTAAAGAACTTAATGCTTCTCCATCTACATCTTCTGCTACAATTAATAATGGTTTGCCAGTCTGAATAACTGATTCTAATACAGGTAACAATTCGGCCATATTAGAAATCTTTTTCTCATATAATAAGATAAATGCATCCTCATAAACTGCTTCCATTCGATTGCTATCCGTAACAAAGTACGGTGATAAATAACCACGATCAAATTGCATTCCTTCAACAGTACGCAGTTCTGTCTCCATGCCTTTAGCTTCTTCGACAGTAATAACACCATCAATGCCAACTTCTGTCATAGCCTGTGCAATAATACTTCCAATAGATTCATCACTATTTGCTGAGATCGTAGCAACTTGTTTTATTTGATCTGAATCCGATGCGACTTCTATTGCCATTTCATCTAGTTCTTTAACTATAGCTTCTACGGCCAAATCAATGCCGCGCTTTAAATCCATTGGATTTGCACCGGCAGTAACATTTTTTAGGCCTGCAGTTATAATA